TGTGTATGTGACATCAAGAGAAGGCCGGGGGGATAACCGATATGACAAATCCCCTTACGCGGGTTGCGTGCGTGCGCGGGATAATATCGGCGGGATCAATCGGCGAGGGAATTGCGGCGGTGTTGGTTTGAGGGGTGAGCCACGGCATCACCGATGGGGAAAAATAAATATGGCTCTATACGGGGGCGCAAGGGCCACCCCACCCCCCCTGCATATGCTATGCAATCCCGACAGCAATTTTGTATTTGGGGGTTATCGATATGGGTATGAAACCGACGTGTAGGGGTGCCCCAGCGGGTTACCCCTGCGGTTTAGACAAAAAAAGACCCCAACGGGGTATCCCGAAGGGGTATGAAACCGACGTGTAAGGGGGGAAAGCGGGGGTATTGGGTTATTTCCCTGTGGGTCTTAACCCCATTGTATAGGTCAAATCGCAATTTGTCAACAAAATTCGTACCCAAATTTTATTTTTTTACTAAAAAAGGTAATCGATAGGGATATTCCTGTTGACTTACAGGTGTTTCGTCGCTATACTTGTGTTGTGGGCAGAGGTTCACATAGCACACCCCACCAAAAAACCTCAATTAATCCTTAAAATTTGGGGCGTGAGGCTAAGAAACGAACCACCCACACCAACAAACCGACAAGGATACCCCCCCAGCTATGTTATTGGAAGCTTGGTTGCTTGTCTGCTTGTCGGTTTCACCGGATACGTGCATAGAAATACGGGATACACGTGGTCCGTACCCTACCGAACAGCAATGTAAGGCGCGAATATCCGAAATGGAAACGTACGTTCGCCAATACAACCTATTCCAGCTAGATATAAGCTGGCGTTGTAAGTCGGTTTCAGAGAAAAACGATGAATCTACTTCCCCAGACGCACAAAAAGAAGGAATTGACCCCACAACAGGAAAAGTTCCTCGAATTGCTATTTGAAAATGGTGGTCAGGTAACTGCTGCCGCTTTAGATGCTGGATATTCACGTGGATCTGCAGCGTGGCTCAAGTCAACGCTTGCTGATGAGATTGTAGAACGCACCAAGTCGGTTTTGGCAACCAACGCACTAAAAGCCGCAAACAGACTTGTCGATACAATCGATAACCCCGCCCCGGAAAGAGGTGACGACCTGCGCCTCAAAGCTGCCGAATCACTACTCAATCGTGTTGGCGTAGCAAAGCAGGAACAAATAAACCACAACGTAACGGCAGTACACGGTGTAGTCCTGTTGCCACCAAAGAAGGAAGTCGTAATCGATGGCTGATCGTAAATTACTAAAAGAGTCGGATGTCAATGACGGAAAACCGACTAGCGCACTAGATGCAACGATGAAAGCACCTGTCGGATCTGGATTTTTCAAACCGATGGCTGCTTACGCTGGACAAAAACTGTTCGGTAAAAGAAAAAAGAAACAAAAGTACGAAAATATAGACGGCATGAAAATTGCGGTTAGACCAGACCACAGAGGTCGCAAGGCAAACTACAAGGATTAGTCATGGAATCAGCAAGACAAATTTATCAGTCTGCAAAAGACTTCTTTACAAACTTTACCGAAATGAACAAGCGTGACGCATACAATCACCTCGTTCGTGTTTACGGTGACGACAAAGAAATGGTTGAGAAGGGGATGCAGCAATGGAATGAAGCCAACCCCAACTCTAAAGGGCGTTCTGCGGAAAAGTCTGCAGAAAAGAACTAACCTTGTCGGAAACCGACGCACCAAAGAAAAAAAGAACGTATCAGCTATCTACCGCTGAACGTGCCCGTCGTGGGGCACAGAAGCGTTTGCGGCAAGCAAAGAAGAAAGCTACACAAGCTACAAAGAAAGCGGAAGCACAAAGAAGCTATGCCCGAAAACTGGAAGAAACAATTGGACGAGTTGAAAAAGGAGTCAAGGGAGAAGAATCAACTGTTGTTGACATGGGAGATCTCTCCCTTCTACCCCCATCCGTTTCCGACCTTGTGGGTGATTCTGAAGTTGTTTTCCAAGCTAATCCCGGCCCTCAAGAAGAGTTTCTTTCAGCGGGTGAGCAAGATGTCCTTTATGGTGGGGCGGCTGGCGGCGGTAAGTCGTTTGCTCTACTTGCTGACCCCTTACGCTATTGTCACAACCCTAATCACCGGGGTCTTCTTCTCCGGCGTACATTAGACGAACTAACAGAACTCATAGATAAGTCACGCCAACTATACACGAAGGCGTTTCCCGGAGCAAAGTTCCGCGAATCAAAATCAACGTGGGTCTTTCCGTCAGGTGCCACGATTTGGTTTACTTACCTAGACAGAGACAAGGATGTAACCCGTTTTCAGGGTCAAGCCTTCAACTGGATAGGTATCGACGAAATTACACAATACCCAACTCCCTACGTCTGGGACTACCTACGTTCTAGACTACGTTCCACAGATCCTGAACTTCAAAAGAATCTATACATGCGCTGTACAGCCAACCCCGGTGGTGTTGGTGGCTGGTGGGTCAAGAAGATGTATATCGACTCCCGTACAGAAAACGAAGCGTTTCCTGCTTACGATATAGATACGATGAAGCCCTTTGTGTGGCCTAGCGGTCACGAGAAGGCAGGTCAGCCGCTGTTCTACCGCAAGTTTGTTCCCGCACGGCTGACTGATAATCCCCACCTCATGGCAGACGGTCAATACGAAGCCATGCTGCGTTCGCTCCCGGAAGTTGAGCGGAAGAGACTTCTCGAAGGGGATTGGGATGTGGCAGAGGGAGCGGCCTTCCCAGAGTTTTCACGAGCACGACATGTGGTTGAACCATTTGAATTACCCACCAATTGGCCCAGAATTCGGGCGGCAGACTACGGCTACGCGAGTCCGTCGTGCGTTCTTTGGGGGGCTATTGACTGGGATAATAATATCTGGGTTTATCGTGAGTTGTATGCAAAACACTTGACAGCGGAAGATTTAGCTGATAAAATACTAGAAGCAGAGCAATTAGATCCACTACCTCACTACACTGTCTTAGATGCTTCTTGCTGGAACAAGACAGGTTTCGGTCCATCCATAGCAGAGACTATGATGCGAGTCGGGGTACGGTGGACACCCTCAGATCGTAACCGTATTCAAGGAAAGATGGAACTCCATCGTAGGTTAGGCAATGACCCGTACACAGAAGAACCGCGCTTACGAATATTTTCTTCCTGCCAGCATACCATTAAGCAGCTTGCGGGAATACCTCTATCAAAGACGAATAGCGAAGACGTAGACACGAAGGCAGAGGACCACGCATACGACGCATTGCGATACATGGTGATGACCCGTATGAGTGGCTACGCATCTATACACCAACAATTAGGCGCAATCAAGAACCACGTGTACAAGGTTCAAGATGAAGTATTCGGATACTAATCGATGGCAGAAATAGCTGACAAAATCAAGAATCAGACCCTTACCATCGGTGAAGCCATTGATATGGGGCCGAAAGGTAAGCGTAACGCTGTTCGTAAAGCTATCGAAGCTGCAGGAAAGTCTCTAGATGACTCTTGGTCAACAATAGGCGACAGCAAGTTTCTTACAAGTCTAAACGAAGTTGGTTCTGAAGCTACCTTTACCACGTTGGCTACAGTACAAACTGCAATCGAAAAGGCGTCTGCTGCAAACGACCTTCCTCCGCCACCCAATATTTTCAAGGCGGAAGGTAAGGCTCGTGGTATGGGTCTGGAAAAGTCGAAGCAAGCCCGTAAGACAAAAGCCTTCAAGCAAGTTCCCGGCGCACAGCAGTCTCTTCCTATACTAACAGAAGGCATTGCAACTATTAAAGACCCTAGCGTCCGTGCAGCGGTAGCTTTCAACGCTCTCGTACCTTTGCGACCCGGCGAAGTTGCAACAATACGACTTGAGGACATTGACTTTGAATCAGGACGGTTTACAGAAGAGTTTAGACGTGGCAATAAAATCCGTAACGCCCTAGATCTTCCAGAGGTATCTTTAGAAATACTTCGTGATGCTGCAGAAAAAGCAAAAGCAGAAGGGCGAGAATATTTATTTTTACCCAAAGACACAGATACAAACCTCACATCAGATGCAGCTAAGAAAGCACGTAGTTCATTTGTAAGCAAGATGACTGATGGTGTCAAGGCTCCCGGCGGTATTGCTGAACGCTTCAAACCCTTTGAAGGCATCTTGGGACGTAAGATCGAAGGTGTCAAGGATATTCGTAAGATTGTCCCGTCAATCATTGCAATCGAATTGGGATATGCTACAGAAGCATCAACCATCTTGGGTCACGATAACTTCGACGATACAATCGAAGGCTTGAAAGGTATCACTTCTAAGCACTACGTATCTCAAGTTATGACGCAGGAAGGTACGACTGCTAAACAAGCCCTTCGTGCTCTACAAAACATGTACGGCGAGGTTCTTGGTTTATCAACCTTGAACGAACTACCCGCTTCTATGGGCGTCACCGCTGCAGGACTAGAAGCTGTAGAGGCACCTCGCCTAGCTGTCATCCCTAAAGGTAAAGACATCGTAGGTACACAAGTTCAGGGTAAGCTAACAGACGCTGACCTAGATTTGATCGATGATGTGCGTGAAGCACGTAGTCAAGAACTGAAATTGAGTGCTACACAAGCTGAAGTAGAACGCTTGAAGCTAGAAGCGCAGATGCCAGACCTCGACGAATCTGCTATTCGGGCCAAAGAAGAACGCCGCTTGATGGAACAAACCATCAAAAAGGAAGTCCGTAGCAAAATTACAGCGGAAGCAGCAGCCGACCCCCTTTCAACCATTCCAGAAGAAGACGTAGACAAGCTAAAGAAGCTAGGACTTTGGGAGCGTTTCGGTGGAAAGTTGGCAGTTGGTGCAGCAACATCTCTAGGTGCTTACCAGTTCCTCACAGAACCAGCCCAAGCTGCAGCCGACGTGGCTATGGAAGTTGGCGCACGGGCAGTCGGTGTAGGTCTGGCCCCAGCAGCAGCCATACCGATGATCATGGCCCCCACAGAATTAGCTAAAGCAGAAGCAACCCCAGATATGCGTCCTGCAACCCAAGAAGAACTCATGTCTCAAGTGAGACAGCGTGAAGCCGAAAGAGCGGCTAGACGTAAACGCGAAGCAACCGCCCAAGCAGCGATGCAAGAAGGCGATAGCTTTATGACTATGCAACCCTAAATAACAGGAGAGAACCATGAACCTCAACATGGGTGAAGCTTACATCACAGGCTCTGATAAGGAATCTGTAGACGACCAAAAAGGCGTTAACAAG